TTCTAAGGTTTCAGAATTCTTATCAACCGTTGCTACAACTATAAAAGATGTTCTACAAAGATTGATGGACGAAATTATAACTCCGTTTATTGAATTCCTAACACCCATCATATCTCAAATCGTTACAATATTGTTGAATCTGTGGGAGAAACTTCAGCCTATATTTACTTATTTATTTGAGCAGTTGACTTCCTTGTGGCAGGATTATGTCAGTCCTGTTTTGAATAGTATATTAGACCTGGTCAAAACTATAATGGAACCAATAATGGAATTGCTCGGCCATTTATGGGATGGTTATTTGAAACCCATTGTTTTATTCATTGTAGATGCTTTAGGTATGTTGACTCCGTTAATCAAAATCAACATTGACGGTATAATTTTTGGTATTAAAGGACTTTTAATTATTCTGGACCAGATGATAAAAGTTATTAGAGATGCCGTTCAGTTCACGGTTGCCGTTGTAAAGGGGGATTGGAAAGGAGCATGGAAAGCCGCAACACAATATTTCGAAGATTTATTCATTGCTCCTCTGGGAAGATTACTTATATTATTCGGGGAACACTTTGATTCTATATGGGAACATATAAAAGAGTTTGTGGCTCATTTAGGATTAGCTTTGGCAAGACTCTTTGAAACCATCTCAAATGTATTAATTAGTTATCTGAATGATACAATTATAAATGCGGTAAATGGTTTAATTAGAGGAGCAAATCTAATACCCGGTGTAGATTTTGAAGAATTAACACCCATAAGCGGTAAAGATTATCATTTACCCAATATACCGGCATTAGCACAAGGAACAGTCATTCCTCCAAGCATGGGTCAATTTATTGCCAGACTTGGTGATAATAATAAGGAAACAGAAGTTGTCAGTCCACTTTCCACAATAAAAGATGCTTTAACAGAAGCTCTTGCTGAAAATGGATTTGGCGGTGATATTACTGTTAATTTGACGGTTGATGGAAGAGTATTAGCAGAAACAGTTGTTAAGCAGAATAATATATACAGAAAATCAACCGGAAGAAGTTTATTTGTATAAAAGTGTGTGTTATAATTAAGGAGAGGAAAATGGCATACGGAGGATATTTACTTAAAATAGGAAATTATGAATTTCCAAAACAATGGATAGAAGCCGAAACCTTCAAAGTTGTAAAAGGTATTCAGGATTTGGATTCATATAGGGATGCAAATGGTGTTCTTCATAGAAATGCCTTGAGTCACCAAATATATAAAGTAGAATTTCAAATTCGTGAAAACATAAAGGCATCCGAATATAATGTTATAATGTCAGCGATATCAAGTAGATACACTAAGCCCGAGGAAAGAAAATTACAGATAGATGCCTATATTCCGGAATCCGGTACATACACAGGGTTGATAGATGTGTATATGCCAGACCCCGAAGTTATTATTAAAAGGATTATTGAAGGTGATTTGATTTATAAAACAATAAGATTTGCATTTATAGGATATTAGTATGATTAACTATACAAATATAAATCTATTTAATCAAGATAGCGTTAAAAAGAATTTAGACATATCAGATGGTGCAAATGTCAATCTTACTAACGATGATATTTATTCAGAAAGTTTTGAACTAACTGAAATGGTATGTGCGGAAGAAGATTTGTTGTTTGGTTCTTGTAATGCGTCATGTTTGAAATTTACAACTTCATATTTAGGTGAGTTAAAAGGCAAAGTCCTTACTGTAAAGGTTGTGCTTAATAATGATACAAGCCATCCGTTTCAGTTTGGAAAATATAAGGTGTTTGAAGATAAACTGACAGCAGACCGTTCGAGGAAAGAAGTAGTAGCTTATGACGCACTTTATGACATTCTTAATGCTAATGTTATGGATTGGTATAACACTTTACTTCCTGACTTAACTACGCATGTCACATTAAAACAATTCAGAGATTCTTTTTTCACAAACTTTGGAATTACACAAGAAACAATAACACTTGATAACGATAGTTTAGATATTTACAAAACAGTAGGTGGCAATACATTAAGTGGTGCAGAAATTATCAGGTCTATTTGTGCGACTAACGGTTGTTTTGGAAAGATAAACAGAAGTGGCAATTTTGAGTATTTCTATTTAAAACCGATAGGAACAGGGCTGTTTCCGGCACTTACTCTTTATCCTTCAACTTCACTTTATCCGTCATGGCATAAAGACGCTACACAGATAGGCGAAAGTGGTAAATATATTTCGGCGAAGTACGAAGATTATCAGGTTTCAAAAATAACAAAACTGATTATTAGGGACGCTGACGATGAACAGATAATAGAAGTAGGAAGCGGAACTAATACCTATATTATGGGTAATAATCTTCTTTTGTATGAAAAAACATCCGCACAATTAACCACAGTTGCAACGAACATTCTAAACAGAATAAAAGACATTTACTATACGCCTTGTCAGATAGAGTTAAAAGGCAATCCTTGTTATGAAACAGGGGATGGGTTCTATATTGTTTTAGTCAATGGCACAGAAATAGTGTCATATATCCTTAATCGTACATATAAGGGCATACAGGCACAGAGAGATACATTTACAGCCAATGGCCTTGAAGAACGCGAAGAAGCGGTAAATACGGTTGATACACAATTATATCAGTTAAGGGGCAAGTCCAACAAACTGACAAGAGATTTAGACGCCACAATAAGCACTATCACACATGACATATTAGATGGCGATAACCCGACTTCTTTGCAATCTCAAATAACCCAGAACGCAACAGACATTACAGCGAAAGTTTCAAAGACAAGTCCGGTAGGACAGACAAGTTTTTCCTGGGAAATGACCGATTCCAAAATGGAATGGAAAGAAAACGGAAATACAACAATGTTGTTAAATTCGTCAGGTCTTAAAGTCACAGGCGAAGTCAATGCTACAACAGGAAGTGTAGGCGGATGGACAATAAACAGTAATGAAATTTCCACAGAATATCAAAGTGGCGGAACACATACAAAAATCAGTATGCAAGCTGACGGAACTCTTGTTTGTTTAGATAAGAATAATAACGATGCTGTTATATGGGCTTTGCAAAGAGACGGGGATGTTCAGTTTAGAGGAAACTGTACTATAAATGGCTATGCAACGGCAAACGAAGTTAGTGCGCTGGATGCAAAGTTTAATAATCTTAATGCTGACAACATTACATCCGGTTCAATAAATGCAAGTGTTATAAGTATCACAAACATAAACGCAAGTAATATTACATCGGGTTCTTTGAGTGGTTCTCGTATTTCCGCAGGTTCAATAGCAACAGACAAACTTGACGCAAATAGTTTACAATCTTCCGACTTAACCATTGGAACATTGAGAAGTCCTAACATGTTCTTTTGGATGGCAGGTTATAAATACACTATTACCGCTTTATCGGACCCTGATTGTCAATACGGATTTAAGAGAACGACAAGTTAGGAGTTCAAATGGGAGATAATTTAAGAATACGCAAGTTACAACTTGACATTATAGATACACTTAACAATTCTGATTTGCCTTTTGAAGTAATGCTGTTAGTAATAGAGAAACTTCACATAGAAATAAAACAAAAAGCAGATGCAGAAATTCTAAAAGAAATGGAAGAACTAAAACAGGAGGAAAACAAAGATGGCATACACAAAGACAACTTGGATAAATGATACAAGCCCCGCCATAAGCGCCGAAAATCTGAATAAAATCGAACAGGGCATTTATGACGCACATTCGGACATTAGTGATTTGGATGTGGTCGGAGAATACGAAGCTAAACAGAGAGATTTTATGCTTAATAATAATCGCATAACATTTACTTATGGCGGATATATCTTTCATGGCACAGGAGAAACATTGGACAACATTAAAAGTTCTGACGAATGGAAATATGCCATTGTTTCTTGTAGTCCTGATGATGTATTTACTGTCAATGGGTGTGCAACATCTTCTCGTTATGCTTGGGTGTTTTATGCTTCCGACAGAACAACAAAAGTTGCTTGGTCGAGAACAGATGCAAAAACTGAAAACCTTATTTTGAGAACTCCTTCGGGTGCGGCCTATCTCGGAATAAATGAAAGAGTTACACAATATACTCTTTCAGATGGCACAACAAAGGTTATGGACAGAGATTCATATTATGGAATCTTGCCAAATAATGAAGTGAAAAATATGGCATCAGAACAAGACAGCATTCTTGCTCTTGATGATGAAACCGAAATTCATTATGAAATCGCAAACACAGGTGTTGTCCGTTATGGAAACGGAAACATTGACGATTCATCTTCGCTTTCGCATACGGACTATATTGATGTCAGCAAATACAGAAAGATTAAATTTTCTTGCGTGGATTATTCGGGTATTTCAAACACAAATACAGGTATGTGTTTTTATGACGAATCAAAAAATGCAATTTTCGGAGTGCAATGTCTTTTTGAATCAAATCCGGCACAATATACTGATATGATGGTCAATGTTCCTTTGACAGCCAAATATGCAAGATTTACTACATTTACAAATACATTAACTTATGGAGATTTCAGCATTAAATCTGTTAAGAGCAATTTGGATATTGCACTTAATACGGAAGAAAAAAGAGTTGATGATATAATCGGCAACAATCTTATTCCTATTGAGCATGGATATATTTTAAATAACAATTCAACAGTAGATTTTGAAGAAGATTTAAGAACATCCACAACATCAGTTCATAGTGTTGTTCCTTGCAAACAAGGGGATGTATTTATTATCAATGCAGATGGTGGTACAAGTTCAAAGAGAATTTGGGCATTTTATGATTCAAGTTATAATTTGCTTTCGAATGCAAGTTCAAGTGCGGTAGCAAACAATTTAAGACTTATTGCTCCGAGAAATTCAGCTTACCTTATCATCAATGCTCCCGACTCTTCTTATCGTTCATTTTATGGAGATACATACAAGAGAGAGAATGTTCTTCCCGATTATTATTTTGAGAATAAATATATGCTTGAAAGATTGGAAGAAATAAGAAGCCATCACGAAGATATGGGCATAAACGGAGATGAGTTTATTTGGATTACAGATATGCACTTGTGGCGAAATGATATTAACTCCACAGAAAACGGATTGCAGAGTGTAAAACTTATTAAATATATTCTCGACAGAACAGGAATCGGAAAAGTTGTTTATGGCGGAGATAGTTTGTCAGGAGCCGACATTGAAAAACAAGATGCCTTTTGGATGCTTGGAGAGTTCAGAAAACATATAAGTCAGATTTGCCGAGAAACATATATGATTATCGGAAACCATGAATGGAACAATCCCGGGGCAACACAAGCCGGGGAAGTAAATGAACTTTCTCTTGGAGATGTTTATTCCTTGTTCCCTATGGGAAGAGAAGAAGAATACGGAAGCATAAGTCCCAAGGGAGATTATTGGATAGATAACAAGGTCAAAGGAATCAGATATTTCTTCATTCATTGCACGAGGGGTTCCATACTTTTTGACGAGTCAGTTGCTTGGCTTGGAGAACAACTTTCAGATGTTCCGAACGGATATACGGTAGTTGTTTTATCACATATTGGTATAAATTCAAGTGAACAAACCATTGTTTCAAGTTTTCAGAATGTGGCAGATTTATTAGACGCATTAAAGTCAGGTGGAACAAAGACAATCAGTGGAGTGACATACGATTATACTGGAAAAGATGTCGATGTTGCTTGCATTATTAGTGGTCATGTTCATGTGGATTTGTGTGTTTATACAACAGGTGGTATTCCTGTAATTGCTTCGACCTGCGATAGAGGTAGAATAAGTTCGTCAAGTGATTTGTTTAAGGCTGTCAGAAGAAGCAAAACAATCGGAGAACAGGCTTTTGATGTTGTTCAGATAGACAAAACAAACAAAAAAATCTATTTGACGAGAATTGGCGGAAGTACAATAGGTGCAAGTTACGATTCAGAAACAGGAAAAGTATATGATACAGCAGTAGGAACAGGAACAGAATATACAGGAACAGAGTGGATTCTTGCAAGTACACACAAAGACAGAGAATTTACATATCCTACAGGTTCGGTGAATGTTTTAACCAACACTGCTCCTTATGTTTATCGTCAGATACCTGTAAACAATAACTTCAATACATCTTTGAAAAAGATTATTGGTGGAAGTGTTGTTTGGAATCAGTTTACATATAACGGCAATTTTTCAGATGGTACAACTGGTTGGGCAGTTACGGGCGGAACAATGTCGGCAAGTAATAATGTTTTATCTGTTGACGGAAATACTTCAACATTTATTGCGGTAAATGTAGGAACAGGTTATAGAACAAATTCTGTTGTTGGTCATAAATATTTGTTAGCATTGAATGTAAAATGTTCGTCTAATAAGGTTTATCTTGTTCCGACAGGTTCTGCATCAGACGGAAGATTCATTATGGATAATGTTTTGTCCGACATAAGATGTAGTTTTATTTGGAATTGTACTGTTAGTAAATCAATAACTTATACAGTAAGGTTCTTGTCGGCAGTTGAAGGTACGGCAGAGAATATACACGCCGAAATTCACGATTTAATCGCAATAGATTTAACAGCTATGTTCGGAAGCACTATTGCTGATTATGTAAATACACTTGAAACAACCGAAGCAGGTAGCGGAATTGCTTGGTTGCAGAGTTATAACTTCTTAACCAAATTATATTACGCATATCAGACGGGCAAGTTAGAGAGCGTTCGGATAAGCGGAAGAAAAGTAATTATCAACTCTAACACAGAAACCATTTATCCTACAAGTCCTATAATCTTGCGAGGTAAGCCTTATCTTGATAATGGAGAACTGAAATATGACGGAGACGAATATAATGCAGACGGAAGTGTGACAAGAAATTATGAAGAAAGAGCATATCAGAGTGGTGATGAAAACCTTTCAAATGCGATTACAGACAAAACAAATACAGTAATCAAATTGGTAACATCTACCACAGAAACAGCAAACGCATTTACAAAGACGCAGGTTGGTGGTAGTGCAGAGGAATTTATGGATTATGAAGTAGCACAGAGCAATCGTGATGTGGCTATTCCTGTCGAACACGAAACAGATTATTATGGTGAAACAAATTAAAAGGAGGATAAAATTATGATTAAAGTAATGTCATTATCAAAAACTGACGGTAACAATTACAGAATCGAGGCGATAGCCGATACCAAGAATGAAGTAACAAATTCAGCAGAATTTGTTGGTATGATTAAAGGCGGAACTATTGATATTGGAAGTACAGTAATCACTGCTGATGGCGATATTGCAATCTGCAAATCAGACGGAACTTGGAATTGGCTTGAGGAAGAATAATATGAATATTTTAGATATTGTTTTTGCCAGTAAACTCGGCAAAAAAGGTTATTTAAAACTGAATAATAATACAGACCGACTTCTTGCAAGGAATCTGTATAATAAATCAAGCGGTCAGGTAGAAATCACAACTGATACTGAACCATATATCTATAGAACTGTTCCTGTTCAGAGTGCTTATAAAGAGAAAATTAAGAAAATTGTTGGTGCCTCAGTTGTTTGGAATCAGATAATTCAGAACGGCAACTTTGCGGATGGCACAAACAAATGGAATGTCACATCCGGTGTCTCAATGTCGGCAAGCAATAATGTTTTATCCGTAGATGGGAATACTTCAACCTATTTTCAAGTATCTATATTAACATCATACAGACCGACATCTATTTCTGGACATAAATATTTAATTGCTTTAAATGTAAAATGTTCCACAAATAAGGTTTATGTTTTACCTAGTGGTGCGGCGTCAGATGGTAGATTTTCACCAACAAATATTTTAACGGATACAAGGTGCAGTTATATTTGGGATTGCTCTGTAGACAAACAAATATATTGCACATTAAGGTTTTTATCAACAGTAGAGGGAACAGCGGAAGACATACACGCAGAAGTTCACGATTATATTGTTATAGACCTAACTGCTATGTTAGGTTCAGCAATAGCAAATTATGTAAGCACACTTGAACAGTCAACGGCTGGTAGCGGAATTGCTTGGTTACAAGGTCGCGGACTTTTAACCAAAATTTATTACGCATACCAGCAGAATAAGTTAGAAAGTGGGTGCGTTTCGGCACATAATACCTATGACGGAGAAACTTTACTCACAAACACAGAATTGAGCCCTATTACACTTCGTGGAAAATTAGGTCTTGACAACGGCGAGTTGACAGTTGACGGAGATATTTATAATTCTGACGGAAGCGTTGTTCGCAACTATGAAGAAAGAGCATATCAAAGTGGAGACGAAAGTCTTGCTAATGCTATCACAGACGGCATTAACACTATCGTTAAACTTGCAACACCTATCACAGAACAGACAACACCGTTCACAGAGACAGCAAGAGTGAATGGTGGAACGGAAGAATTTGTTGATTATGAAGTCACACAAGGTAATAGAGATATTGCTATTCCAGTTGGACACGAAACAGATTATTATACAAAAATAACAAATTGATAGGAGGAAAAATTATGATATTTCCAGACAAGGTTTACAATGTTTTAAAATGGGTTTGTTTGATATGCCTTCCGGCTATTGCAACCTTATGGTTTACTCTCGGAAAGATATGGGGTTTCCCTTACCTTGCAGAAGTAGAAGGCACTATTGTTGCAATAGATACATTTATCGGTGCGTTAATCGGTGTATCAACTATTGCTTACAACAATAAGAAAATTCAAGATAAGGAAATGGAATAATGAAAATATGTAATTTTACACAAACCGAATTAGATTTATTCCGTGATGAATGTAATTTTACAGATATTGAAAGTAAATGTTTTGAACTGAAAGCAAAAGATTGCAGTGATGTTCAACTTGCTATGGACCTTAATGTTTCGGAATCTACGGTAGCCGTTACGATGCGAAGAGTTCGTAGCAAGATTGATACTGTATTAAAGAGAAATGTTCGTCATATGGAAGAATTTGCTCCAAATAATTGTGCCAGATGTGTTGTTTGTCATACCATGGCGGAATGGGCAAAGATACCTGATTTCTTATCTGGCAAAGGTGTTTTATATGTATATTCCGATTATAGAACAGAAAATAATATCAATATACCCAGAATTAAAATAGGTGACGGTATTAATTCTATAAGCGAAGTTCCATTTGCCACTATGTCCATCACGGATGCAGATATGGAATATTGGGACAATAAACCTGATACAGATAATAATGACTTTGGCAAAGTTATTCATATCAATGATGAATACCCAGATAAATTTATATTTCCGACAGATGGGTATATAATGTTAGAATTTGAAAGTGCACGAGACTTTGCCAAAGTTAATATTTATGGAGCAAGTGAACAGTCTTATTTTGAATTTGAAAAGAGAGCCGGTATAGATATTCACTCAAAAGAAGTGTTTGTTAAGAAAGGTATGAAATGTGAATATATAAATACTTCAAACGGAGCCAGAATTAAGTTCGTACCACTTGTATAAAATATGTAACAATTTATCAATAACTTTTTAAAAGGAATCTCATAAGTAGAGATTCCTTTTTTAGTTTACACTTTAAATATGAAAAGGAGGCACAAAATGATTGATATTTCGGATTTATTAAAATCAACCATGCAGAATGAAAACTGTTCATCATTTTGTGCCTTTTTAATTTTTGCAGAAAGGGAGGATAAAGATGGCATTCATCCAATTCAACCCGAACCCGTCAAAGAAATTGGTCGGGGATTGTGTGATAAGAGCAATATCGAAAGCAACTGACCAATCGTGGGAAGATACTTATGTATCGATAGTATTAAGGGGTTTAGAAATGCACGATATGCCATCAAGCAATTCTGTTTGGGGTTCTTACTTATATAATAGAGGTTTTAGACGCAATGTAATTCCAAACACTTGTCCCGACTGTTATACAGTTTCTGACTTCTGTAACGAGCATCCAAGAGGTTTGTATTTACTTGCAACCGGAACACATGTTATAGCTGTAGAAAATGGCAACTATTTTGACACTTGGGATAGCGGAAATGAAATACCGGTATTCTATTGGAGAAAGGAGATTTAAAAATGTATAACCCTTATTTTCAGAATCCTTATATGGTTTCAAACAATAACTCAAATGCAATCATTTGGGTTCAAGGTGAAAGTGGAGCAAAGGCTTACCCGGTAGCACCCGGAAATAGCATAGCACTATTTGATAGCGAGTCGGATAGGTTCTTTATTAAGACAACTGACGCAAGTGGTATGCCTTCACCTTTAAGAATTTTCAACTATGTGGAGCAAAAAGAGAACAATGTCATTAGCAATACTATCCATACAGAAACTGATTATGTGACACGGAAAGAATTTGAAGAATTAGTGGAAAAGATAAATCAGAAAAATCAGTATGTAAGAAAGGAGAACAGAAACAATGGCAAACAGTTTGTTCAGCGAGATGCAGAATAACAATATAATGTCTCAGTTCAACCAATTTAAAAACAACCCCATGCAGTTTTTAACAAATAGAAAGATAAATATACCTTCAGAATATTCTAATAACCCTCAGCAAGCCGTTCAATACCTACTTAATAATGGACAAATGAGTCAACAGGCATTAAATGGTATGATTCAGATGGCTAATAAGATGGGTATCAAATTATGATTACTATGCGCAGGTAATAAATAAATCAATTTTATGAAAGGAGTAAGATTATGCTTACAGATTCTAATTCAATGGTAATGCCTGTATCCCCTATGATGGGTGGATATGGAAACTCCGGCTTCGGTGGATTCGGCGGAGACGGATGGTGGGTTATCCTTTTCTTATTTGCTCTTATGGGCAATGGTTGGGGTGGCTTTGGTGGAGGCTTCGGAAATAATCAGTTAGGTTATGATTTTCCTTGGCTTCTTAATGGACAGTCTGGAATTAACGAGAACACAAACAACGGATTCCAGAATGCTATGCTCAATGATAATATCACTTCTGTTAGAGATGGTATTTCTTCATTAGCAACTCAGCTTTGTAATTGTTGCGGTGATATTCAGATGGCTCTTTGCAACGGTTTCAATTCTGTAGAACAGGGTGCAAATGCAAGACAGATGGCAAACATGCAGACAGATTTTGCATTTCAGACTGCAATGAACCAGGGATTTAATGCTACACAGGCACAGTTAGCTCAGTGCTGTTGCGACAACAGACTTGCTACAAATGACTTGAAGTACACAATAGCAACAGAGGCATGTGCTTCGAGAGCAACGAGCACCGCAAACACTCAGTCTATTTTAGACAAACTTTGTCAGCTTGAACTTGACGGATACAAGAGAGAGAACGACAATCTTAGAAGTCAGTTAAATATGGCAACCCTTCGTGAGTCACAGACAGCTCAGAATGCTTTCATTCAGAAAGGATTCAGTGATGAAGTAGACCAGCTCTATAACAGACTTTCTAATTGCCCCGTTCCTTCAACTCCTGTTTACGGAAGAACTCCCATATTTACTTGCACCAATAATGGTTGTGGATGTGGAAACTTCTAAGGAGGTGTGAGTATGGCAGAATATTTAGCAAATGCTTTGCAGAATGTGGCATTAAATGGGCCGGTTCTGTTCACTGCTTCTATACCGTGTAGCAAAGGTTATATATACCACGAGGATGAAACCGGTATTTTTATTCTTAAAGGTTGCACCAATAATTGCTTTGCCAGATATCAGATTACTTATAATGGAAATATTGCAGTTCCGGAAGGCGGAGAAATTACTCCCATTTCAATTGCTATTGCAGTAAATGGAGAACCCAGAGTGACGAGCGAGGCAATATTTACTCCACAGGCAGTAGATGAATTTGGTAATGTAACGAGCACGGCAATTATAACAGTCCCTAAAGGTTGTTGTTTTTCAATGTCCGTAAGGTATATTGATGCCACAATAAATGATGTAGAGGTTGACCCTACACCTACAATCGAAGTACAGAATAGCAATCTTGTTATCACTCGAATAGCATAGGAAGGAGGAATAGATATGCATGTTTTAGAAGATTTGAGTTATGTGCTTGAAGATATGATTGAGCCTATCGCTAAGAAACAGGATATTTCTCCGACAGAGCTTGACAATGTCTACAAAGCAGTAAAAACAATGAATTATATTGAAACTATTAAGGCTATGAAAGATTATGGAAATTCTAACGAAGGTTCTTATCGCGGTAGTTATAATTCTTATGAAGGTGTTAGCAACAGAGGAAGCTATGAAGGAAATAGCAGAGACGGTGGTGCTAGCAACCGTTATAGTGAAGACAATAGTTATCGTCGTGGCAGAGATGCTATGGGTAGATTTACAAGTCGAGACGGTTATAGCAGGCGTGAAGAAAAAGAACAGATGATTTCCAAATTGGAAAGAATGATGCAAAATGCCACATCGGAAAACGAAAGACAGACCATAATGGAATGCATTAGAAAGATTGACAATTAAATAATCCCTTAATTGAGGGAGGTTAATAGCCTCCCTTATTTTTTGAAAGGAGTTAAAATGGATATCAGCATAATCTGTGATGCTATAGAAGAATTAGAACAAAGCGACACAACCGTCGAAAATGTGCAAAAACTATCTGACCTATACATTTGTAGGGATAACCTAATAAAATCGCATATAAGCGAAAATACGCCGGTTAAACGCGAGATTAACGAAATACTCCCTGCTTATACACAGTATTGTCAGTCAAAAAGAAATTTTCAACTCGGGGAAGGTTCAGAAGAATGTATGTTAAAGGACCTTTCCTTATTGTGTTGTGAAATAAAAGACCTATACATCTCTCTTTATTCAAGTTCTGTTTCTCATAAGGAACGAAAAATTCTAAAATCCTGCTATTCAAATATTTCCCTTATTTACGAAAAATAATTTGTGAAAATGTGTTGTATTATGTTTCAAAATGTGTTATATTATATTTGACCGTATGGATTGGTCGAACTATAACCACTCAAAAACAGGAGGAAATCTTATGATAAACATCAAAGTAGATAATTCAAAAAAGTGCAACGGTGAATATTCCTTATTCTTATCCTTCCAATATGATACATCTATCATAGATGTAGTTCGTTCACTTCCGAGCAGATTTTGGGATGCCGAGAATAAGACATGGGAAGTACCTTTTAACAAACTTTCATATCTGTTAAATGAGCTTTCAGAGCACCCTTTCAATATTACCGGCAAATATATAGATGCAACACCCAAGAAAGTGGAAGCTCCTGTAGATTTCAACTTCAAAACCGAACCTTATAAGCATCAGGTTGAATGTTTCAAATACGGACTTGAGCATGATAAGTTTTTACTCGGGGATGAAATGGGTCTTGGTAAGACAAAACAGGTTATCGACATAGCAGTTGCTAAGAAAGCTCAAAGAGGATATCAGCATTGCCTTATCGTTTGTGGTGTAAATGGTTTGAAGTGGAATTGGAGAAATGAAGTTTCAACTCACTCAAATGAAAACGGATACATTTTAGGCACTCGCGGAAATAAAATTGGTAGCAATGCCGATAAGCTTGCCGATGTAAAGAACCTTAAGAATGATACACATAATTATTTCATAATAACCAATGTTGAGTCTTTGAGAGATGAGGCAATATGTAATGAACTTTCAGAACTTTGTAAATCCGGAGTAATTGGGATGATAGCATTTGACGAATGTCATAAGTGTAAAAACCCTTCCACTCAGCAAGGCAAGGCAATTTTGAAATTACAGGCAGAGACAATGATAGCAATGACCGGAACACCTTTAATGAATGTTCCTCAGGACCTTTACATTATTCTTAAATGGCTCGGATTTGAAAAGCATGCTTTCTATTCTTTCAAGAACCATTATTGTATAATGGGTGGATACGGCGGATATGAAATAGTTGGTTATAAGAACCTTGAAGAACTTCAGGAAAGACTCAATGATATAATGCTCAGAAGACTTAAAAAGGACATTTTGGACCTTCCAGAAAAGACTTATATTGATGAGTATGTTGAAATGAGTGCTAAGCAGGCGGTTATATATAAGGAAGTTCAACAAGAACTTAAAGCAAATATTGACGAATTGGTTGTTTCAAGCAATCCTCTGGCACAACTTATTAGACTTCGTCAGGCAACAGGTTACACCGGAATTCTTTCAAGTATGATTCAGGAATCCGCAAAACTTGACCGAATGGAAGAGTTGGTTGAAGAAGCAGTTCAGAACGGCAAACAAGTTGTTATCTTTTCAAATTGGACCCAGATGACAGATGCCATTTATGAAAGACTTAATGGTAAATACGCAATCGGAAGTATAACCGGACAGACAAATGATGAATCCCGTCAGCAGATAGTTGATATGTTTCAGAATAAGTGTTTCAAAGTTTTAATTGGTACATCCGGAGCAATGGGAACTGGTCTTACATTGACAGCCGGTTCAGTTGAAATCTTTGTTGACGAACCTTGGAACATGGCTCTTAAAGAACAATGTGTTGACCGTTGTCACAGAATTGGACAGAATAGCAACCTTACAATCTATACCTTGATGTGCAAAGACACTATCGATGAAAGAATCCATCAGATAGTTGAACGCAAAGGAAAAATGGCAGACGCACTCGTGGACGGTAAGATTGATATGGATAAAAGAGAATTATTACAGTTCTTATTAGACTGAGAAAGGAGGAACAATGGGTGAACGATTATTATCGGCTCAGGAAGTGGCAATTTTAATTGACCGTTTCCCTTCCACAATTTCCATGTGGTACCGTTGGAAAAGGGAGAATCCGGAACATGAGTTGGCAAAACTCCTTCCCGAATATATACAGGAACATCCCAGGTCAAAAAGATTGTGGAAAGAATCAGATGTTTACCGTCTGGTTGAGTTTGAGAATAACATAGTAAAAGGTCGCAAAGGTGTCATGGGTAATGTAACCCAGAGATATCAGAAGAAAGGAGTTAAGTGATGGATGATTCCAAATTTTCAACACTGACACACCTGGTAGATACATTCGGTGTTCAGAATGATAATCTCAAACAGTTAAAAACAGAAGTTGAAGCCAAAAATAAGGAAATCAAGGAAATAATGTCTTCCGAAAAACTTGATTATTTCTCTACCGGAGATTATTCGGCAACTTATAAGGTTAAACAGACCACAAAAGTTAATGAAGACAAGTTGTTATATTTACTTCAGACGGTAGACGGTGATAATTTCCGCAAATTGGGTATTATTCAAACAAAGGAGTACATTGATTCGGATGCATTGGAAACTGCGATATTTAACGGGATATTTGACGCAGAGATGCTCCGTAAAATTCAGGAGTGTTCTACCGTTGTAGAAACACCCACATTGACAGTTAAGAAGAAAGGAAAATAATATGGCAGAGTATCAATCAAAATTAAGAACCACCTCTATCAAGTTTTCTTCCCGTGCCTCTGTTAAGATTAATGATAATTTCTTTACCGTAGAAGCATGCGAGGAAAGATTTGCACCAGAAAATGTGGAAGATATTAATTGGGAAGAAGAAAGAAAACTTCTCTGGGATTGTGTAAATGATGAATGTGACAGACAAATAGCAGACACAATTAAATTTTTTAAGGATAAGAAGTTGTTGTAATACGGCAACTATTATCATATAATAAATTGTACTGAATAAGTATGAAATAGGTTGACTTGGGTTGTGCGTGGACTCAGTCGAGACACCTTATATTCGAGTCAATCGGGACTTGTGTACTTTGTAGCCGCACCTACAAAGTCGCAAGTCTTTTTACTTCTTAAGGAGGCAACAATGAAAATCAAAGAAGAGAATTATGTCACGATACAAGGTTGGATGAGAACACAATTAAATCTCTCCGGAAATGAATTATTGGTATATGCTATCATATACGGATTCAGTCAAAGTGAAACACATAAATTTAAAGGTAGCTTACAATATTTGGCAGATTGGTGTGGAGCCACAAAACAGGGCATCCTTATTAATTTAAAAAGTCTTATTCAAAAAGGTTATATAGAAAAGACAGAATCTGAAAAGTATGGAATAAAGGTATGTGAATATACTTGTATTAACCCCGTTAAAGATATTTCACCCGTATTAAACAAAGTTGAACAGGGTATTAAAGAAAGTTTAATTAATAATATAGTAGATAAGAAAGATATACAATCAATATCTAAAGATATTAATTGTAATAACCAGCAACATCCGAGTTTTTTAGGAAGCATTTCATTAACAAAACAACAAAAAGACATAGAAAGAGTTGACAAATTCTTAACTCAATATAAAGAATTATCTCTACCAGAAGTCAGAGTTATTAATGACAGTAGAAAGAAAGCAATATTGCATATTCTTAACAAGTTTACAGAAGAACAAGTATTAACCGTATTAAAGAATTTTAGCAAGTCTGATTTTCTGTTGGGAAAGTGCTCAAGTTTTAAAGCAAATATTGATTGGATATTAAAAGAAAGCAATTTTATAAAAATACTCGAAGGAAATTACAATAACAATTATTCATCTACTTCTGCTAGGGCAGATAATGCCATTTCTGAAACTTATACGGAAGAAGAGTTAGAAGAGCTTAAAAGAATTGATGAGGAAAGGAGAAGAAATGGATTACGAACAAAGTTCTAATTGCTGGTATAAAGAAGTTTGTGATAAACAGTCCGATAGATGTGAAAATACTTGTATAAGATATGCCGAAATGCTTTATCTGGTTGAGAATAGTGGTATTCCTAAAAATAAATGGTATCCGCAGACACTTGATGCCGGTGAAGATTACAGGCAGTATGAAAGATTATCTGTTATAAAAGATGATATTGTAAACTTTGTCAAATCAGGTAGCAATTTATATATCACGAGCGAGCATACCGGAAATGGAAAAACGAGTTGGGCAATAAAATTGATGCTTAAATATTTCAATGATATATGGGCAGGTAATGGATTTCAAGTCAGAGCTATGTTTATTCACATACCCACATTATTATTGAAGTTGAAAAACTTCGAAAACCCTCTGTCGGAAGAATATAAGAATAACATACTCAATTGTGATTTGATAGTGTGGGATGAGATAGCATATTCAAACATAAGCGATTATGATTATTCAAATTTATTAATGTTTCTTGAAAACAGAATATTGAGTGGTAAATCTAATATCTTTACGAGCAATAGAGACACCAAGAAGAAGCTTGATGATGTTGTCGGTGGCAAGTTATCGAGCAGAATATGGGAGACTTCGGAAATAATACAATTCAGGGGGAAAGATAGAAGATGATTCAATTACAACTGATTTCAAAAGTGTTAGCTTCAAAGAAAATAGACTTTCTCGAAGATAACTTAATAGATAGAAATTATTTTACCGGATATGAAGAAGAATATGATTTTATAATGGACCATTATAAGACCTATGGAAATGTTCCGGATACTGCCACATTTTTAGCAAAGTTTCCGGGTTTAGATTTGGTAGAGGTTAATGAAAGTGACTCATACCTGGTTGATACGGCCCGTGAAGAATTGTTATACCAGAAATCAACACCTGTCATTCAGCATTATGCCGAGCTATTAAAAACGGATGCCAATGCCGCATCGGAATACATAATGTCTCAGATGAAAGAGTTACAACCAAATTATAGACTTGGTGGTTTAGATATTGTGGCTCAGGCAGAGGAAAGATTAAACCAATTCAAAGAACGCAAAAATCACCAGGATGATTGGTTTTTTACATGCGGATTTGAAGAATTGGATAATTTATGGCATGGAATACAAAGAGGGGAAGAATTTATTGTACTATTTGCAAGAATTAATCAAGGTAAATCTTGGACACTTGAGAAAATGTGTACTCATATTTGGCAAATAGGGTTCAATGTTGGTTATATCAGTCCTGAAATGTCGGCAAATAGTATCGGATATAGGTTTGATACATTACATAAGAACTTTTCAAATACCTCATTGATGTGGGGTAAGAAAGATATAGAAGAAGAAAAATACGAAGAATATGTTGAGGAGTTAAAGAAAAGAAATAATAAATTCGTTGTTGCAACTCCTATAGACTTTGATAGAAAGATTACTGTTAGCAAGTTAAGAAAATGGGTTAAGCAGTATAAACTTGATGTATTAGCAATTGATGGAATCACTTATATGCAAGACGAAAGGGCAAATCGAGGTGATAGTAAAACAGAACGGTTGACAAACATAAGTGAAGATTTGATGTCTTTATCTATAGAATTAAGCATTCCGATATTGGTAGTCGTTCAGGCAAATAGAGAAGGAGTTACAGAAGACGAGGATGCTCCAGAACTTCACCACATTAAAGATAGTGATGGAATTGGTGCTAACGCCAGCAAGGTTCTTTCTATTAAACAGTCAAAAGAAGGAATATTAACCTTACAAATAAGAAAGCAAAGATTTGGTCCGGTTGGTGGAAAGTTGAAATATAAATGGAATATAGATACAGGAAATTATGAATTTGTTCCGAGTTATGATAATGCAGAACCAAAAGAAAGAACAGAACATAAGGTTAATGAAATGAAAAAGAAATATAAGGACAAGGAGGATGTCTTTTAATGAACGCATATGAGGGTATGGTAGCAATATTAGATGCTAATGAAACAATAGAAGAATTAAGAAAACAAAATACCGGGGATAAACCGGACATGCTAAATTGTAAAATACAGACATTGTTAGGTCAATATAGAACCTTATTGGTGGAAGAAATGAAAGCAACCACATTGGAGGTTTTTAGACATGACGATTAATGATGTAACATTTTCAGCAGATTTAGAAGATATATTAAATGAATTGGTTGCTCAGTTGAGAATGAATCATATTTATTATATTTCCAAAATGATACCAACTTCATTAGATGTTCAAATATGTTGTCCGTATCATAACAATGGCCAAGAAAGAAGACCAAGTGCCGGTATAAGAAGAAGTGATGGTTTGTTTCATTGTTTTGCATGTGGGGAAGTTCACACATTACCTGAAGTGATAAGTCATTGCTTCGGAAAAGATAGTATTGGGTCATTTGGATGGTCTTGGCTTCTTAAGAACTTTGCCACGGTTAGCATACAGAATAGGAAACTAATAGATTTAGATTTATCCCGATGTGAGGTACAAAATACCGATAAAAACTATGTTTCCGAAGAAGAATTGGATAAATACAGATATTTTCACCTATATATGAGAAAGAGGAGGTTAACGGATGAAATCATTGAATTGTTTGATGTGGGTTATGATAGGGATAGCGAGTGTATCACTTTTCCTGTTAGGGATATTGATGGGAATTGTTTATTTGTTGCCCGCCGTTCGGTACACACCAAATTCTTTTCTTATCCGCAAGGAGTAGAGAAACCGGTATATGGTCTGTATGAGTTAAATAACTTAAATGAAAAACCTAAAGAAATTATAATCTGCGAGTCAATGATAGATGCCTTAACTTGTTGGGTATATGGAAAACCGGCGGTAGCATTAAATGGATTAGGAACGGAGACACAATTTCGCGATTTAAACGACTTTCCAATAAGAAAGTACATTTTAGCAACGGATATGGATAACGCTGGTATAAAAGCTCGTAAACGGATAAAACAAGGGTTAAAAAGAAAACTCGTCACAGAATATGTGTGGGATGTTAATAAATTTAAAGATATTAATGATATGGAGAAAGAAGACTTCTTAAATTTAGAGGAAATCTTTTAAATAAATGTGTTGTATTATGTTTTTAAATGTGTTATATTATGTTCAGGGGTATGTTTTGCCCACTATAATCACTATGAAAGGAGAATAAATAATGGCTCGTCAAAGTTTAGCAGGCGTTATGAAGCTTATAAATGCTGAATTGGGTAATACTTTACCGGAGAAAGCATTTTTACAGGACCTGAAGAGAAGTATTGAAATGACGGATAAGAAGGAATCCCATACAGGAAGTGCCAATTATAAGCCGAGTTGCATGGGTTGTATCCGCCAAATGTATTATATCCGACAGGGTATTCCGGAGGACGAAAATAACAATATTGATTATCAGTTAATTGGTATCTGTAATTCCGGTTCCGATATTCATATTAGAATTCAGACTTATGTTTCTAAGATGAAAGAAAATGGTATTGATTGCGAATATGTGAATGTTGGAGAATATGTTAAATCTCGGAACCTTGAAGATATTGAAGTTGTTAGTCAAAACGGTATGGAGACAAAGTTATACCATAAAAAGTTGCATATGAGTTTTCTATGTGACGGTATTATAAGGTATAAGGGAATTTACTACATTTTGGAATTAAAGTCGGAAGGAAATAATAAGTTCTGGCAGAGGCAGGATGTAGACCCTTCACATTATAATCAAGCAATATGTTATTCTTTATCACTCGGATTGGATAATGTGATATTTGTTTATATCTGTCGTGATAATTTGGATATGAAGGCATTTATGTTCACCACAAACGATGACATGAAA